AACATCCTGTCGGGTGCTTTGACTGAGGCCAACCTTGAGATTGCAATGCTCCAGCTCAAAACCCTGACAGATGATCGCGGTTTCCCCATCATGCAGATGGCTGCTCGCATCATCGTTCCTCAGGCTCTTGAGTACACAGCTATGCATATCATGAAGACCCCCGGACAGATCGGGACCGCCTTCAATGATATTAACCTTATGTCCCGCGAAAACCTTAGCGTCGTTGTCAGCCCCTATCTGACCTCTGATGTGAACTGGTTCTTGCAGGCCACTAATCATGGACTGAACTGGTACAACCGCGAAAGCGGCAATGTGTGGAATGACTACGATGACAACCGTGGTATCGTCGAGCAGGGAATGACCTTCCGTGCTGCTTTCGGTGCTGCTGATCCTCGTGGCATCATCAAGTGTAGCGGCTAACGTTACTGGGGGTTGTCTCACGATGGCCCCCACCATAACATCGGGGAGGGCGTTATGTCAGAGAACGATCAAGAACTTGCGAGACTCAAGGCTATTAAGGCCAAACTCGACAAGATGGAAAAGCTCAAGAAGACGCACCCCATACTCTTCTTCAAGCCACTCGGGAACCAACCCAAATTCTTCTCCAGCCGAGCTCGTAATCGCTACGTGTTTGGTTCCAATCGGTCAGGCAAATCTGTCTCCGGTGTCATGGAGTTGATCGCGTGCAGTCAAGGCGTTCGCCCTTGGCTCCCAAAAGACCACCCAGACTACATTGTCAGGTTGGGCGACGGCACCCCTATGCCAGTTCCCAACATTGGATTCCACCTCGTGGAAAGCCTTAACACTTCGGGCCGTATGATCTTCATTAACAAAATGAAGGAATGGTTGCCCAAGGAGTGGGGTAAGGTTAAGACAAATAACTTGGGCCAGCCTACCTCAGTGAAGTTTACTAATGGCAGTATCTGCTATGTGTACAGCCAGCAGATGAATATTGATGCCTTGGAAGGCCCAAACGGCCACTGGTTCTCATGTGATGAGCCGCCCAAGGAAACGTTCTGGATCGCCATCAAGCGTGGTCTGGTTGATTTTGACGGGATCTCGTGGATCACAGCCACCCCTCTCAAAGCATCTTATTTCATGGCTGAACTAATGACCAAAGCAAATGAAGACCTTACGAGCGAAAATCACGAACTTATATCCCTCAGTATACAAGACAACAGGAAGAGCCGTGGCGGGTATCTGCCCGACCAAGCTGTGGACTCATTCATCTCAGATCTACCTCCAGACGAGGTAGAGGCTCGGGTGTATGGAAGGCCCAAGCATCTCGCCGGTGCCGTATACAAAGAGTTTCAGAATGCTCCGCCGTATTGTGTGGACCCGTTTAAGATTCCGTTGGACTGGCCCCGCATAATGGCCATAGATCCAGCTGAAAGAAAACCTCTTGCTGCTGTGTGGATCGCAATATCGCCAGATAACAAATGGTACATCTACCGGAATCTGTATGACGACAGCCTTAGAACGATAAAGCAAGTTGCTAATCGTATAAAGGAGTCTGAGAATTGGGGTCAGCGGGAAGATGGTTCGTGGTTTGAACGCGCAGGCACAGAACCTATAGCGTTTAGGGTCATAGACACTGCTGGCAATAAGCTAGAGAGGTCGTCTGGGTACAGTATATCACAGGCTCTTAGAAACGAAGATATATTTGTAATGAATGCCACTAAGACAGACTTTGTTGGTGGGATAGACAAGGTGAGGCAGATGCTTACCTTCGATAAAGACTTCGAATGGACTCAAGGCCCGCAGCTAATAACCTTCAGCACATGCAGACAGGTATTACATGAATTTGGAAATTACATCTGGGCACCAGCAACGTCGCAGTCAAAAGCTACTGGATCAGATAACAAAGATGTGACCCACAAAACAAATGATGACTGTATGGACTGTATTAGATACCTGGCTGTTACCCAAGCTACATACCACGGTCTTAAGAATCTCTTAAAAGGAATAGGAACATCATGGTAACAAAGCCCCTCAAGTGGCGTAAGGCTCGCGGAAACTACTTTGACGACGAAATCCTCCGGGCCAAAGATGGCGAACGCGAAGAAGTGATGAACAAGATCCTGGAGTGTCGCGAACTGTACCACCGGGAACCCGGCGGATTCGACGCTACCGAAGAGGATGGGCCTTGGGAAGGCGCAGCCAACCTTCATGTACCTATGATCACCGATAAAGTTGAGACAGCAACCCCCAAGGTAATGTCTGCCATGTGGCGGGCCAACCCTTTCGTGAACGTGTCTCGCCCTGGTGGTAGTGAGTTCGACCAAGTGCAGGTCAAGAATATTGAGAACTTCCTTAGCTGGAGTTTCCGCAATGACATCCCAGATTTCTATCTGACATTCGAAAACTTTCTGCGCAATATGTTCATCGACGGCACCTCATTCGCCAAGATCCGCTGGGAACGCAAAGTCCGTCGGGCTATCGAAACCCACCACTTGGACTCCATGACCAGTGTAGAGGGTCAAGAAGGTAAAGTACAGCGGCCCCTAGGTGACTTGCTCACAGAGATCTTTGGGTTGGGTGACATCGAGCAGACCTTATACGATTACACTAAGATCGACGAAAGCACAATCGCGGTTAAGTTCACAGAAGGTGGGCGCAACTATGAGGGTAAGGTCGAACTCTTCGAGACTGGCCGTGTGGACCAAGTAGGTGTCCGGGTATTCCGCGACATCATTGAACGAGAATCTCCCATGATCGAGCTCGTAGAGCTTGAAGACCTCGTGTTCCCTTTCAGGTCCAAGTCAATCGAGAGCGCCAAGTGGATCGCCCACAAAACGTGGTACTCCTACAAGGAAATTGAATCTCTGGTGAAGTCCAAAGAGTGGCACCTCACCCGGGATCAACTCAAGACATTGAAGGCCAACTCAAAACTTGGGGACTCGGTCAGCGACATCCAGAGACAAAAAGATCTTGCTGCAGGTATAGACGGAAATTCTGGGCAACGGATCACGAACTCTGATGGCGAGATTGACCCAAACCTCATTATGGTCTGGGAGATCTATACGGAGGATTATGTTGATGATGACGAAAACCCAATCAATGTCGTCTACTTCATGCCAGAAATCATACGCACAATCGCGGGCATGGAATACCACGATGAGATCTTTCCACACGGAAAGCGCCCATTTGTGTCGGCGACTTACATTCCAATCGCCGGACGTATTTACGGCACTGGTATGGCTGAGCTTCTTTACGGGCTGAACCTCAGTGTAGATCACACAATCAACACTGTGCACCACGCCATGGAAATCACAACCAACCCTATTGGCTTCTTCTCGCCCATGTCAATGGCGCAGAATGGCAACGGGATGTTACGGCTCAAACCCGGGACAATGGTTCCAGTGATGAACCCCCGCGATGTGTACTTCCCAAGCTTTGGGCAACAGCCTCTTGAGAACTATCACGCGACCTACAACCAGATGACGGGTATCGCAGACCAGCTGACCTTCAGCCAGAGTATTGGCGGAAGTAGCAACTATCGAAATGCCCCTCGTACAGCACGCGGCACTGAGACACTGATGAATGCTGCTGAGGAGAAGCTTAGCACCATCGTCGAGCAGTTGCAGGCCACAGCGTGGAAATCTATGATCATGCAGGTATCATCCTTATACGGGAAATATCTGACTATTGACAAATGGTACCATGTGACCGGCGAGCCTAATGCCCGGAACATCTCGCCCAAAGAGTTGCGGGACAATCTGGTCTTTGAGTTCTCGGGTAGCCTCACGTCTGTCAACCGTGACATCCAACGCGGGCTAATCGAGCGACTGTACAGTATGCTGTCAATTGATCCTGCATACCAGCAAGACCCAGATGCTATGAACAACCTTCGCCGTATGCTGGCGAACTCTCTGATGGAGAATGGCGATGTTGAGTCGATCCTGCCATCAGCCCCGGGCCAAGGTGGATTCGAGCATCCTCCCTATGACCAGGAACAAGAGTTGCAGGCTATGGCTATCGGTCGACCCATCCAGGTACTTCCTGTGGACGACCACATGAGCCACATCCAGAGTATTGAGAAGTACAAGAAGTCTGATGTGTACCAGACCTTGCCGGGTGAAGCCAAAGGTCTTATCGAGGCCCACAAGAAGACTCACGAGTCGATGCTGCAACAGCAGATGCAACAGCAGCAGAAACTCGAACAGACACAGGGAACTGGTGCCGCCAACCAAGCAGGACAAAACATCTCTGAGCCGGGTAATCCGGCACAGGGTGTCCCGGCGCAGGGTGGCCAGTACTCAGCTCTTGGAGGAGTTTAATGAACGCTTTAGCTTTTACAAATAAAATCATGCTTATGATGGGGTGGCCGATACTCGATACAATCGAGGGCACTCTTGGTAAGCAAGCATCCAAGGCGGTGAGTACGTCCAATGACGTGCTCTCTGCCCTTCAGGATGACATGGACTGGCAAGGGCTGGCCACTACCGGGTATGTATCTATGACCGCTGCTGTCGTGTACACACGCGATGTGACGGTATCTTACGGAAGTACCACTTTGCTCACCTCTGCGGCAACTTTCCAAGCCTCTGACCTGGGTAAGCAGATCATGGTCAACACGACTAAGACTGCATACCGCATCGTAGCTGTGGTAAGCGCGATGGACATCACACTGGACCGCCCATGGGTTAGCAGCGACATCGCGGCTGAGGAGTTCGAGGTCTTTATCGGGCAGAACCAGTTTGAGCTCCCAACAGACTATGACCGCATGACTACTGAGAAGCTGTACAATTCCCGGACAGACAGCTTCGTATCTGTCGTCAGCGCCCAAGAGATGGGTATGCGAAGACAGACACTTGGGTTGGGCCTCAATATTGGAAAGCCCGAAAAGTGCACTATAAGCGGAATCAACTCTGCGGGCACTGCACAGAAGATCCACTTCGACACTTGTGCCGAAGATGATTACAGTCTGGAGTTCTCGTACCAGAAGCGACATCCCGAACTT